TGGACAGTGCCACCGACCCAGACATTTCTGTCCCAGACGGCGACGCCCCAGAGGGACTGATCCGTTGCCAGCGTTGGCATACTGGGGTATTGAACAATGATCTCCTGAAAGTCCACGCTCATAGCAATGTTGACGCCAGGTTCACGCTCCGCTGTGAACAGGGGCCGCGCCAGCTTGAACGACTTAAATGTCTCCGGACTGTCCATGGGGGTGTAGGCCCACTGCACAATGCCGCGGATGTAGATACCGCCCGTATTGCTCAGCCCCACATTGTCCTTGTCCCCCACGAGGGAGAGATATATGCTGCCCACGGCATCGGCAGTGAAGAGATAGCTTGATGCGACCCAGGCCGTCTTGGCAGGCAGCCCTTCAAAGGTCCCCCACGCATTCGTGCCGATGCTCATGGCGTACTGCTTGACCTTGGTACTGCCATGGTCTGGAACGGTCATCAGGAGGATGTCCTCCCGGTCCACAACGTGGAGCTCCCAACCGAACTCATTGAAGGACTGAGCCCCGTCGTTGGAGATCATCGTATGTATCTTATCTGTGTAATTATCCTTCTCTGTGGCGAGGGAACCGCTACCGCCGCGAGTAATGTAGCTGACGGGAAATAACCCAAGGGAGCTGAGGATCAGTAAGTCCCCACCGAGCTGGCAGAAGGCTCGCCTCCCTTTGGGAATCTGCCCTACCGACCATTGCCCCTGAAGCCCAAATGTTGCCGCTGAGTCAGGGTTGGAGCCTTTGTAGATTATCACATCGCCATTGGTGCCCACAATGACCAATAGATCATCAATGCCTTCGCCAGCGTCAATCGTCCAGTTGGCGATGTACTCTATCTTCCCGCCTTTCTTGAATAGGGGGCCGACATCTAGCTTAGTCGCATTTCCAGAAATAGCATCCGTCTGGAGGTACCACAAAGCACAGGAGTCCTTCTGCACGAACCATAGACGCTTCTTCCAGGAGAGTACGAATACGAAGGTTTGTGGATTCGCTGCTGCTGGACTCATATCGCCTGGCAGGTACTTGTACCACGACGTACCGTCGTAGCGATGCACCCCATCAAGCTCGCTGCACGCAATCAGGAATGTACCTGCGGAGTTCGAGAAAATGGTGTGGCTCATGTAGCCAGCATTAGTCACTCCGCTTAATGCGATCTTGAATACTGGAGCTACGCCCTTGTCGGAGACGTCACGTATTTCAGTATCCGTAGCAGCGAAGAACCTCCCTGGCACTGTAGTAATATCTGTGCTAAAAGCCTGCCCTGACGGAATGTTGTCCGTCGGGCGGAAATAGTGCATGAGTGTCCTGACCTGCTTGCCAGAGGCGAGCGTGGCCCATTTCCTATAGCCCTTGCGGCACGTCGCCCCGCCGGGCGTTGGAATCCAATTCTTGAGATTAATAGCGTCGTGCTCCGGCATCCTGGAAAGCGGATCGCGGGAGTTTATGCCGCCCATTGGAGGAGGTAAAGTCTTCACCTTTACCTTCTCGGGAATTGGCTCTTTGACCTTGCCCTCTTTTCTAGTCCTAAGCATGATTAAAGTCCAATCCCAGAGCTAGGAACATTTGCCGTGCTGATCAGTGGGGGGCCATAACTGGCGCCCAGGAAGTATACCTGCCCAGGGGACTGCCGTCCAGTAACGGACTCTACGATAGAGTTGAACGTATTGTTCGCTCCGGAGGTATCCAGCCCACGGTCCAGCTTCCAGCGCAGTACGAGAGCAGCCTCCATCATCCGGCCATAGAGGAGGATAATATCCCCGTCATTCTCTACGTGGTCACGCACCACGGTGGGGCTGGCAGCATCCTGCACCCAGGAGGACGTCTGGTAGATGAAGGTTATGCTCTGCGCTGTCGGCGGAAGGGACTGAAATGTAATCTTGTCGTTATCGTACTTATACACGAATGTGAGCGTGCTTCCAGAAACAGTACCCTGCACCTTCTGCCAGGATTGCGCAATGGAGGGACCAATCAGTGGCTGCCGATTCGTCTTGTTCCAGCCTGTCAAATCTACGAAGCCATCAAAGTCATCTGGTGTCGGGTACGCCAGCGTCACTCCGTCTGTAGTCAGCGTCCACTCCTTACGGAGGACCTGCCAGTCAAATGCCTGGGCTATATCTCGCCCCACTTCGGAGACTAATCGCCAGAAACGCTTGACCTTAGGGTCTGTGCTGGCGGCTGCCGTGGAGGGTTCGCGCATGTCACAGGCGCTCATGGCTCCCTTCACAACGTCCAGAGCTGTTTTCTGATATGTAAAGTCGGCCATAGTTACTCCTTACTTTTGCTTGAAAGGAACCTTCTTCTCTTCTTGAGCTGCCGCAAGAAGTTTCAGTTGCTCCGCCATTTCTGCAATCTGCCTAGCTTGCATGTCAATGAGCTCTTTCTGCTCTGCCAGCTTAATCATAGGGGCGGACTCCTTGCCCGCCTTGATGTATTCCTGCGCCCGTTGTTTCAGCGTGAATAGGCCCATGACGTTTGTGCAGGACGCGTCGTTCGCATTGGCAACTTGTTCCACAGTCTTGAACCCGTAGAAAGCGAGCTCACTAGCTTGGCTCTTGGAACATCCGGGCCAGCCCACGAGGGGGGTGCCCTCTATCAGTTCCTTCTCGCCCTGCTTGAATGCAGCATACTGTTTGGCGAATCTAGCCCTATCGCTTCGCTCTACCGGCCGAATAATAATGTTGTTACGATCCCCAGGGGACATGATGCGTACCATTTCGGCATCATAGAAGATGGGGCGCCCTTCTTCCTTGCTTTTCTCCATATCCTGCAAAGCATCAATGAAGAATACCACGTACAGTCGTTCGTCATCCGCGCCTGGGCGTTGAAAGACTGTATAGTCATACTCAAGTTCTTGCACTTACTTCTCCTTTTTCCAGCACGAACAGGGCTGGCACTGTCTGCTTTAACAGACCTATCGGGATCACTCTCGTGGCAAAGTCGCCCGGCACTGTCTGGTAGATAAGTTGACGGTACGACATTCCATGCTCTTTCATGAATACCCCAACATCCTGAAAGTTGGGGCTCTGGTATGCCAAGGCCTTATCAAAGGCTGGAGTGGAGTTGAATACGTCGTAGATAAGGAGGATACCGCCATCCCCTAAATTGTCATATGCTGACTGCAATGTTGGCTTGACATCTACATGCCCAAGTACATATGCGAGCAGCACACAGTCAAACGGACGGTTTGGACTTATGTACCCTTCAGCGTCGGAGACGACAGTCTTACCGGGGCACAGATTCAGCTCTATTTGCTCCTGAGACGCGTTGACTAACTCAAACTCTAGGTCAGGACGAAGTTTCTTCCAAATGGCTTCCATCCCGCCCACGCCGCTACCCAAGCTGAGTACGCGCGCCTGTGTGGGTAAGTCAGTCAACTCAAGCATTTCCTTACTATGCTTTTCCTCATCCGGGTGCAGCTGGAATATTTGAAAAATGGTCTTCCCATTTCTCAGCAATTCCCGAGTCACTGCCCGGACAAGGTCAGGATCAGAATAGAGCGGATGATCTCTCATGGAGTCGCTGCGTTACCGTCGGTATCTACTTTAAGTACGACAGCGACTCCACCAATGGCAGTCGCGCCCGCCAATGCTGTTCCATCAGCTCCGATAAAGCCGATTCCCGTGCTCCAGCCGCCGGTAGGCAGCTTTGCATCTGCAGCATAGATAACAGGGGCGACCACGCTACACGCACCTGAGAATGTGACAGCCATGATAACTCCTTAGCGAGCTTCAGGGGGCGGAATTTCCTCCGTTGGCGGAGGAGTTGCGTTCTTCTCGTCCCGTGCTTCCTTAATCTTAGCCTCCTGCTCGTCAATGGTCAGCCCCTGCTCAGACTGGCTGCCCTCGCCCAGCTTGTACTTGGCATCGCTCTCCGGTGGGGGCGTTGCCGATGTGTACTCCGTCGCCAGGCCAGTGGGCTCATCAGGGATCCCTTCCTGCTGCTGGGCTTCTTCCGGAGTGGAATGTTCTTGCGGTTTCTTAGTAGCCATGATTGCTCCTTACGGCGAGGTGAGACGGCCTTGGAACTGTGTACCGCTGGAAGTCATGTTGCCAGCAAAGGCCAGAATGGCAACCTCAGCGTCCTGATTGATAGCATAGCGGCGGCTGGGGTTCAGCGGCACCATGTTACGCGCACTGTGCGGGCGGAACTTCAGGAACTTGGTGTTCAAGAAGAACATAGTCTTCGCATCGCAGAAGCCACCGATGGCCCCATCCAAGACGAAGTCGGCGCTCATGTACTTGATGGCATTAAAACCCATGTCCGCAGTCTTCGGGTCGGTGAAGCGTTGCTGTGGCTGGAGGCTGCCCATGAAGATGCCCCACATGATGTCATCAGCAAGGATCAGATTGGGCTTATCTGAACCACGGTTCAGACTCGCCCACATCGTGTTCATCGCTGGAGCGATGGTGCTGATGGTCGCTGCCGCTCCCATCGTAGTGGACTTGGAGCGCCAGAAGGCCCAAGTCGCGCGATCAATTCCGCCGTATGTACCCGTTGCCGGGTTGACAGGTACGGCGGCCTTGAGGCCAATTAGCTGTTTTCCTCCAGCCAACGAGCCGTCAGAGTAGATAGCGGCTGCGATGAGGTTGGCCATGGTTGCCTCAGCGACGTTCAGGCGTGCGTCCATGAGGTCAATCATCTGCTCCTTCCCAGCGTTCTTCAACTCCTCCAGACCTGACATGATTACAGGAACTGCTGCTTGCTTCAGGTCATAGCGCGCAGCGCCGATCACGTCCTGCGGCGCAACCGGCAACAGGTCGTACCCCGAGTACCAACCTGCATTCGCATTCTCCGCAAAGGAGACTTCTTCAATGATTTCTGATCCACCCGACACGGTGACCACATTACCGCTCCGCTCCATGTACGCGAGCGCGGCATTGTTCTTTGTCACATTGTCTTGAATCTTCCTAGTGCGACTTTCAATGGTCGTTGCCATGATGTCGCTATATGCGGTCGGAAAGGCCATTTCAACCTCCAGTCAAAGTTACGTTCTACTCATATGACGATCCCAGGCCGCTTCAATTTCAGCGCGTCTGGACATGCCAAATGGGTTCCCATCACTTTGCGAGGGTGCTTGCCCGCCTGAGGGTAAACTGGCCGACGCATTAGTCGCCTTCTGTGCGGCTGCACTAAGCTGAGCCGCCTTGTCATTCACGTTCCGCTGGGCGACCACCTGTGACACCTGCGGATGTAGTAGTATAGCCTTTTTGTAGGCATCTTGCAAACTGAGGACTTGGTTACGATTCGCTGCCATCTCTAACAGGTCGGCCATGTCCGCCTTAACATCTTCGAAGAACTCATTGGCTGGGTCCTGTGCGAACTGCTCAATAGTTTGATTCGTAGACTGGTTAATCATCTGCTCACCCTGAGTCTTCGCCATGTTCATATCATTCATGAACTGACGGAGGGGTGCGAGCTGCTGCTCAATGTAGCGTAAATTCGGGTCGTTCTGGGGCGCGGCCTGTTGACCCTGCACCTTCCCGCTCAGGAGGGAGTCTAGCATGGGGATGTCCACCCCATACCGCGTGATAGCATCAACGATCAGCGCTGCCTTCTGCTGGGGCGACCCCACCCGCAGGATGGCGCCAGACTGCATGAGAGACTGGAATGCGCTGAGGGGGGTGCCTCCCTCGGCGGCAATGAAGCCCATGTATGGCTGGACGACGTTGCTGAACTCCTGGTGGAATCGCCTGGCCTCCGCGCTGGTGCGCAGCCCCTCGTCAATCTCACGCTCGCGGCGAATCACTGCCGCCTGCTGGGCAGGGTCCATCTTCCCCCACAGCTCCCTCTCCTCTGGCTTCCAGCTAACTGGAGCCTTTAGGGCAGAAGTCTGTGTGGGTGCAGCCGCACCGGGCGCAGTAGAAGTATCTGATTTCGTTGAAGGGGAAGCTGGCTTGCCTGAGACAAACTTCCCCGACGAAGGGTCCTTTACGACTTCTTTCTTAACCCCAGCCTCAGGAACCGCCCCTTCGGCTGGAACACTGGGGGATGGTTCTGTTTTGACTTCGTCGGGGGTGTCTCCGGCGGGTTCGGGCGTCTCGTGTACTTGAAACGCTTTTTCGATATCTTCACGCATGTCTCCGGACATTATGATCTCCTATATACTTCCTTAGCTATGATCTCCCGGCGCTCAGCGTCAGGGAGTGCCCCTTTGCGAAATGCTTCACGTTCCGCCTGTATCTTCTTCCTCGTCTCCGTGTAGTCACGATAGTCCGTAACTTCGTTCCGCTTGTTATGCTCGCGTAAGGAGGCCCTGCCGAGGATATGCGTCCCATCCACTGGACTTATGAAGTCCCCAATGTCCTTGAGAATTGTATAAGACGGAGAGGACACGTCCTGGGCTGGGCGCCACCGCCCGTTGGAGCACACCCACTCCGCCCCGTCTACGACGGCCACCCCATCCACTACCTCATGCAGCCGGAGGTTGATTTGCACCCATTTCCTTCTCATGGTCTCGTTGCTCCTGTCCTTGTTGCATCTGCATAACCATCTTCTCACGCTCAAGCTGCTGGACCTGGCCCTGCTTCACAGTCTCGCCCTGCTGACGCATCTCCTCAATGATTTGCTGGAACAGGCCATCCATCTTTAGGGAGTTCTCGCTGAAGACTTCCTTCAAGACCTCAAGCTCCTTCTTGGTTTGCCCCTCCATCTGGGCCACCTTCAGCTTAGTATCGTTGTCCATCTGGGCGACCTGCTTCTTCGCGTCCTCCATAATCTGAGCAATTTGCAGGCTCGGGTCGGGCGGGGGCTCTTGCGGTTTCTGGCTGGCCTCTTGCATCATCTTGATCATCTGGTCAAGCATACCTTCCATCTCGGTGGCACCCTTGAACCCTGCGGCCGCCCAGCGAACCATTTGTCCCAGCATGGGCGCACATTGCGGAGCCATCTGCACAAGGGGAGCGCTTTGGGAGAAGAACTGCCCCACTGCGGTGAGGAATTCAACACGCGAATCCCTTTCCTGGTTATAGTCAGGCATCGCCAGGCTAGCCTCGCTGATTTCCACTCTATACGGGTTCTCTCGCGGGTTCCGTATGAGAGCGAGCGCCTCAGCCACAAGTTTTGGATCTTCACCCAACTCAATCTGCGATTGTTTCTTGATAGTCTCGTCTTGGAATTGCTGGGATATAATCTCCGCCTTAATGTTGAGTATCTCCTTAACGAAGTTTGAAACATCCTCTTGCCGGTCCTGTATCCGCATAGAACCATATTGCGCTTTGAGCTCCTGACTTCCCAAGGTTTCCCTTGGGTTGGAAGCCCCACGCATGATGTCTGCAATGCCGGTGAGCTCATAGATCTCGTTAACCTTCTGCTGCTTTTGGGCGACAAGCTTCTCCAGCACGTTGGCGATCATCTCAATGGGGAACCAATCCACCGTACTGTGCAGGCCCCCCTTTTCTGCGAGGTACTGGAACTTCTCGGCCGGAATCATAACGTTCTCAGTGTTCTGAGAACTCAGAATCTGCTTAACCTCAGAGTTAGTCTTGTCGTATATGCCAGCCACGCGCAGCGCGTTCTCTAAGAGATGAACCCTTCGGTCAAGGTTGTCTAGTTGCCTGTATTTGTCTTGCTGGAGGCGGTAATCCGCCATCGGCATGAGGTCTTCATTCGTTAAGTTGGACAGGAGAGGCTTCGGCGCAGGCCAGAAATGCTTGAGTCGGAGGGTGTAGTCTTTCTCGTCCAGCATGGAGTCCACATCGTCGCAGACCCAATAGGTCTTCTTAGTCTTCTTGCAGAGGACCTCGTAGATGCGGACCTTATCAGAGGTGAAGTCCTTTGGGAGGCCGTCTTGGTCTCGCCTGGTGGCCAGCTCTGACACATATGCGTCAAACTTCTTCGGGAAGCGGGTGCGGGCCTCGCCCAGTGGCATCCATATACCCTTGGCGATCCACCATACTTCCTCCCATCTCCTTGCAGGCGACCAGTAGAAGTCCTTCCAATTCACATAGTCCACGACTATGCGCTCGTCCGTGATTTGCTGGTACTTCTGCGCGGGCACGAGTTCCATCCCGTCCGGCGTGTTCACTGGCTCCGTCTCGGCGTCAACGATGGTGGGTTCGTACCTGCACCATACGAATCCGCCCCCAGGCACGAGGTAGTCTATGACGCTCGCCATCACATTGTGGTGGAGCTGATCCCTGTCAGTGGTTAGGTCATACTCGAGACATCGCTGGTAGATCAGCGCGGCTACGCGCCCAGGCGCATCGTCGGGGTGGTTCCATTGCCTCTTCACCAATGGCTTCGGCTTCTTGGCGTAGAGGGCCGCCTTGACTATGCCCGTGTTCACCCAAAAGAGGTTATATCGCGAGTCAGAGTCCGTCTTCTCGCGCTTATCCAGGAACTTCTTATGTATATCCTCTCCTGGACTCCAAAACTTCTCCTTCAGTGTATTGGACCTTGATCGGATTTTCCCGAGCCACCATCCGTAGGAGTACTTAGATTCGTCGGAAGCTTGATCTCGTGCCATATAGGTCCTCCAGCGTGAATGCGTAACTCGCGCCGTGCGCGCGAGGGTCGGCGATGCCCCGGACTTCGTCCGGTGCTGAGAGCACAGGATTGTCCGCAGCGTCGGCCAATATCATATACCTAAATCCATCGGCGTAATTGGAGCTCCAGTCGTGGACGGGGGTGTCCTTGAACACCTTACGATCCTCATCCCACTCCTTATGGTATGTCTTCAGGGCCATGCGTCCTTCGGACGTCCCTTGCTTATCAAAGAAGAGGAGGGGGAACCTCTCCCTGGCGGCCTGAATTCCATCTAGTAGGTCTAGATTCGGGACAATTCGGGGGTGTATTCCCTTGGCGAGGAATTGTTCAACGGTGGAGAGGCCTGTTTGGAGAGACTTCGCCCGTGCATCCTGCGGGAGCCAGACCTTCCCCTGCGGGGCGCGGAGCTCGGAGACTGTGGCAGCAATCCATTCTATGTAGTAGGAGACGGGGCGCGTATTCGCGCTGAATGTTCGCAGGATTCGTAGTCCATCTGGGGCGCGCTGCCATACCCAGGCAGCGGTGCTGTCGCGCCAGCCCAAGTCAAATGCGAAGTGGAGGGGGGTCTGATCGGGGGTCAGTGCTAGGACTCTGCCTTGCGTCTCCGCCCTCTCCATTTGCCTCGCATAATAGGCCCCGCGCGTGGACGCTTCGAAGCTGCACAGCATTTCCTGTGCGAACTCCTCCTCATCCATCATCCGTCTTAGCTCGTCCAGGTCCTCCTCGGAGATGACCTCTGTGTCGTAGGCAGTGAGGCGCTCAGTGTACCAGGCTGGGTCGTCTTGTCGGCCGTACCACATGTCCCGGAAGTGGTTGGGTCCGTTGGGCGTGCCCATAAATACGGCCCAACCGCGCCGGTCCAGGAGGGCAGGGAGCAGGACTTCCTTCCATATGCTCGGCTTCATTCCCCCAAACTCGTCCAGGGCTGCACCGTCTAGATAGAGGCCACGGAATGAGTCAGGGTTGTCGGCGCCATAGAGCGTTAATCGGCCTTGGTTATGTGGAAGTTCTATATAGAGCGAGCTCTCTGATATCTTTGGGCTGTACGGGGCGGCATAATCCTTCGCGTATGTCCATGCAATCTCCTTCGCTTGGCGATACAAGGGGGCGATGTAGGCATAGCGCGGATGGGGGCGTGTATTGTATGCGCATCGCTCTAGCAGGTCGTTGACGACGGCGACGGTCTTCCCTGCTCGTCTGTGCATGACGAGGATGGCAAAGCGTTCATTCCTCTGGTGGAAGCTTTGGAAGTGGGGCCTGGGAACGTAGGTGCTAGTGATCGTTGTCATTGACGACCTCTCCATCCACTTGGATAGGCTCGTCAATGCGAGGGGACGGATGCGCGTCCAGCATAGTCGGTGGGACTGCGTGCTGGATTATTAACGCGGTCTGTGCGTCTAAGCTCAGTGTTGCAGCTGGGAACAACTTGCTGAACAGCTTGTAAAATTCGGTCTGATTGTCTGCTGCCCATATCGTCAATGCGTCCACTCCTCCTATCATTTGGAAGGAGTTCCTGAATGCGTTGACGAGCTCCTGTCGGCTAAAGCCGTCACTGGAGCGACGGAATTGGGGCAGCTTCGTCGGGGACGAAGCGAGCTCGGTCAGGCTCACTTCACGGTCCTCTTTTGGGGGCCGTCCCCGACGGAATGGGCGGTTGCTGGGCATGGTGCATAGTAGCGGGTTTTGGCGCCATGTAATATACCACTTTCGAGATAGGGTCTCGGTCTTATATAAGTCTGGACACCATTGTAGGCGGTCGCCTTGTAAAGGGGGAGGATCATTGTAAGTGGCGAAATACCTATATAAATACCTATTCTTATTATATTATTATATTATTATATTGAAATATATATTAAGTGTACTATAGGGTATATCATATCGAAGATAAGGGTATAAGAGGTATGAGGACTCACCTAATATGCATATAGGCGCAAACAACACAAGGCAATGCAATGGTAATTGGATATCTATTCCCCCCACGATTCCCCCCACGATTCCCCCCACGATTCCCCCCACGATTCGTACAAGATTCGTACAAGATTCGGGGCAACTCCCTCCAGGAAGGGAGGCTTCAGGGCGATCCGACATCAGAGCTCGGTGAATGGTGTTCCGAGGACTTCAGACCTCGAACCGCCAGGTGATTCCCCCCGAATTCGTCAGAATTCGTCTCGACGCTGGCAGATTCGTCTCGACCCCACCAGATTCGTAAAGAATTCGCCCCATCAGCTCTGAACTCAGATATCGACGCGGGTGGGAGGATCTCGAACGCGACGAGGCGTCGCGCAAAAACCTCGACGAGACCCCGAGTCTCGTCAGAGGGGACGGACCCCTCTGACGCGTCCTACTCGTCCTTCATGAGGAGCCAGTAGAACAGTACCAGAATGAACACCAGCCCCCAGGACATGTCACCCCCCGTGAGTCTTCGCGTGCTGCGCATATCGTCCAGCCGCCATCTGCTTTCCGCAGGTGGGACACTCGCAGCGCATCCGCAGCTGGAATGCGCTGCCTGGGACGAGCGGGACAGCCCAGACCTTCACCCCATTCACCTCGCGCGGTGCCAGGCCTTCGGCCGGCGTGTGGGCAATTCCGAGAATTTCACGCAGTTCGTGCGTGTGGATTTGGCGGTTGCGTCCATTAATCATTTCGGCTCCCGCGTTTCCATCCAACGGATCGGCTCGTGGCGACCCACGTGCTCCCAAAAGTCACGGATCGCCTCCTTACGTTGATCTTCGTAAGACGCATCGCCGTTAACGATGGTTTGAAAATACCCAGCGGGCTCGGCGGCCCACGGATTCGTGAGAGATCCGCCCTCTCCAATCCCGTAGGCGATGACCATAATAATCTTCATTTCAATTCCCCTCAGATTCGTGTATCGCCCTCGGCGGAGGCCGAGGGACCAGGACGCTCCGCTTGCGGAGCGTCGGGTGCGGCTGGCCTGGCGCTACGCGCCCCAGCCCGCAAGCTGGGCGCAACTGGCGCCCCTCGCGGGGCGCCCCGCTTACGCTGCCTTGACCAGGTAGCCGCGACGCAGGCAGTAGCCGAAAAAGTGGCTGGGCACACCCGCCGGATTTTCCTTGGTTACCAGCATGGGCGCGACCGCAGCCGTGGCCGGGTGGGCACCCTGGGGGCCGCCTGTGTTGGCGCCGATTTGCGCCACAATGGCCGAAAACCACGCTTGGTTGTGCGGCGCTTTGGTGCGATACACTTGCGCGGGGTTAACCGCGACAGCGGCCACGGCGATGCCGTTGGCAACTGCGACGCTTTGCAGCACGATTTGCGCGGGGGCTTGCGCCTTGGGGGCGCGCTTGGCGGGGACAGACTTTGCTTTGGTGGCCATGATTTACCTTTTGGTTGGCGACCGCCCGGGAGGCGCCGGGCCGCTGGGCCAGCTCACCTTGCCAACCCATGCATGTAGTATAACAGGGATACCCCCCACTGTGCGTGCATACTGCACACTTCGGGGGCTGTTACACATCGGATGTGGGGCTAGCACATGGAGCTCGATAAGTAAAGCGTGGGGTTATTGTCGGGGGGTGTGTTACGTCTGTTACAGGTGTTGTTCCGAGGCCACGGGGGGAGTAACACCCCTTGCGTTTTTCGAAGATCGCTCGCCCCCTCCATCCAAAATGTCTGGAATTCTGATCCTACGCACTATGCCTCAGAACCCTAGACACTGGTATAATACCCGTGGCCCCCAGGGGCCAAGAAGTTCTTTAACAAAAGGAGTAAGATGTGACCCATCTGGAAGAGGTTGTCGCCCGCTTTTGCGAGGAAATCGGTAAAACCCTAAAGGACGTTAGCGACGTAATCGTGAAGGCGGATGTTATCTACATCTTGTTTCAAGATGAGACTTACATAAGAGTGGAATTTCACATGGCAGAAGGACCCAACCAATGATCTATCCCACCCCCCAGGAGCTCGTATACGACTTACAGCGTGTTCAGAGCAAGTTGGAATATCTCATAAGCACCACGCCCCCCAGCCCGGAGCGTGAGCGCCTCACCAGCGCGAACATCCACATAATGGGCGCCCTCAACAACTTGATCGGCCCCATGCCGAAGATACCCGGCAAGGCCACCGGACCTAAGGGCTAGCCCCCTACCCTAGGAGCACTCCCGGGTGTAGGCTAGGGGGTGGCCCCGCACCAGGGCGGGGCCACTTGTTCTTTAACATGGAGGTGATAAAATGGGTACAGACCAAACACTGTACGAAGAGGCCCTGAAGAGGTACAATCAGAGTCATATCCCGGAGATCACACTTGGCTCCACCAAGAGTCAAATGTGCCAGTACTTCTTCAACTGCGGCCTAGCCGCCGCGACAGAAGTTCTAAAGGAGCGACTAAATGAACTTAGAGAGCATCTTTGAGGCAACACGCGCAGCGTGGGAGGACCCCCCGCCGTGGGAGTCTCTCCCTCCCCCGCTTAGCGAAGCCGACCTGGCCCTTGCCAGGTGGTTTCTACAGGCGGGCCTACGCGCAGGAGGGCTAGATGAGCCTGAACAGAAAAGCCTTTGAGGAGTGGGCCTCCGGCAAAGGGCACATCGTGCGCCGGTCTGGCGCACGATACGACGCCCACATGACTCAGGCCCTCTGGGATGCCTGGCAAGCCAGTGCGACCCACTGGGCGGCGTGGGCCGCAATGCGGAACCCACGCAACATAGAACCTCTCCAAGCAGTGCTCGGAGACGAGCCCTAGAACTTGCACCCCGCCCCGGCGGGGTGTTTTTTGTCCCAGCCCTTCAAGTGATTCTGAACCTCCGTGTAGTCCCACTCGTTAGTGACCTCGCGTATCACCCAATACCGGGCCAGCTTTCGCTGGCCCGCCTTGATAGGGAGCCCTCCGTGGGCCTGCTTGTATCCCATTCGCTTGAGCGCATGACCCAACGACTTGCACTGTGACTCAGAAATTTCAAGCTCCAGGCGCTTGTAGAAGACGATGCCCAGTTCCATCGCTGTGAAGACAGACCGGTCGTCATACACAGGTGGGAGGTTCCCCGGCAGTTCGTGGCAGAACTGCTCCAGGGCTGTCCGCCCCTCCTCGCGAACTTCCTCCTTATACGCCGTCTCTGGAGGATATGCCGCCGGGTCAAACTCACCCACATCATAAGACTCCAAGTACCATCTGAGGGCCGACGGCCCGCCCCCCTTCAGCCACTCATCAAACGCCCGCCAGTAGATGCGATCGTCTGTATGGTCCTTGATGTTCTCCATCTTGATGACGCACATACGCCGGTCCTTCTCGTCAATGGGCATAGCGTCCGTGTCATTAGATATGGCAACGAAGTTGATATGGTTATAGATATCAACAGGATCCTTGCCCTTGGCATGAAATGGAAGCTTGGGCTCGGTGATCAGCACCTTAAGTATCCGATTAATCTTAGACGACTCCCGCGTTCGCATAAGCTCGTTGGCGACGACGAATTGCTTGGCTGCGTACGATGCGTTGAACTTGCTCTCCAGCTCATCGTTGGAGATGAAAATACAGTTCCGTCCATAAATGGCACGAAATGGATCTAGTAGCCGATTCTTCCCCACTCCAGGGTCGCCATAGATGAATATACACGACAAGATCTTGACCCCAGGGTTTTGTATCCCGTATGCGAACCAGCTGATTATCCAGTGCCTGAGCTCTGGGTCCGGTATGTTATTCTCTATGAGGTCTAGCCAAGGATGTACATTCCCTTCGGCTGCGCCAACACCATCATCCCTCCACATATTGAACTTCTCTACCCCATCCTCTTTGAAGTAGATGTCATCCCCTGGACTGTACCCGACCTCCGCCACGGTCCGTCTCACATTGGACTCCTTCCACTCTTTCGCGATATAAATTCGCTTAGGATGTTCCCCCATGGTCCACACCACTCTGTTCGCGTAGTTCCCCTTCTCAAACTGATTAACGCTGAGAATATTCCCATTGTCCACTTCTGCAATGAAGGAACCCTTTCTGACGAAGCAGACCTCGTCGTTGAGACGAGCCACGGCCAGTTGGACTGGGTCTACTTCAATTTCATACGTTGGTCCGTCCAGGAAATCGTGGAACCACTCCGGCCCCAGTTCCTGGAACGCATCGTCTATACCCCACTGCTCCTCGCCATTGGGCGGCGCATCCAGGCGCAACATGCGCGGGCGCGTGTTCTTGCAGTACCGCAACATTCGCGAGGCAAACTCTGAGATTGCTGCCTGAACGTCATGATTTGTGTCCACGTTAGAGTCGTAGAGCACGACTGCCTTCAGGTGCTTCTTCTCCCACGGCAGCGCCTGAATTCCTGCTAGGATAGGCTGATCACTCTTCTTGCTAGAATACCCCCACACGCCGTTGAGTCCAATGGCATACTTCTGCCCGTAGTGCCCGACGACCAGCGCTTTGATCACTGACTCGCAAAAGTAGATCGTGCTTCCGTCAGGAATGTTCCGCCAATTCGCTGAGGGAGTGAAGTACGGCTGAGGCGTCTCGCCCGCAGGGGCGTATAGCTTCCCCCGCTTGCGTTGACGTAGGGCAGCGAAACCCGATGCAGGAATTAAATTTGGGTCTACAAGACGAGCTGTCCAGTAGCCAGTCTGCTCCCCTCGCGTATTATGGTAGGGGAAGACTATCGCCAGGCGATTATCATCCCAGCCGATGATTGACTGGGACGAGTAAAAGAAGATGCTGTATTTGTCTGAGATTGCATCGGTGATGCCCCTCTCGGAGAGGTACTTTCTGCAAGCCTTGACCCCTATACCGCCGACTTCTTTTTTGACCGTATCTTCTATTTGTTGAAACTTCAACATCATAGTTAGCTCCTACTTGCAATTTACCGCAAGATGAGCTATAGTAGGGGTACTCGTTGTTGACCCCTACTATGGCCCGCCACTGCCATTATAGGCCCCAGCCAACATCGAGGCAAGCTGCCCACCCTCACTGCTCCTCGGGCAGACCGGAACGGAGCCCCCTAGGATTATCCCTAGGGGGCTTTATTCTTTTGTGGTCTGTGCTATACTGGGCGTGCCCACCCAACGGGCGCGTTCTTTGAAAATTCAGGAGTTAACAATGAGACTAATGCGGTTGAAACACAAACCCAAGCGACTGATCCCAGAGGTCTGTTATGACAAGGATGGAAAGGCTTACAGCCTTGACACTGCGGAATACGTGGGGGAGCTCTTCCACTACGGCATGTACGAAGCCCATGGCGAAATGTATGACCGGTTGGAAGTGAAGCTGCCCAATGGCACACTCGTGCCCGCGTACCGCCGGAGTTGTGTCTTGAAAGATCGGGCTATTCGCCAAGATTTCAGCCACCATGCTATTGGAGTCAAGTAATGTCAAAAGCAAGTGAATATCTGGGTATTCGTCTTTGGGGAAAGCAGCTTAGTTCGCACGAGTACTACATTAAAGCGCAGCAAGAAAAGGCGCAGGAAATGAGTGCTCCCATTGATGCTTTGTATGAGCGTGATGGAAGCTGGGTTTGTGTTAGTGACTTAAAACCCGAACATGATTTTCGGGCAAAGTACGATAAATACGTAAAGGAAAACAGTAAATAGCACTTGTCAAAAACCCCCCGGTAGCCTACACTTGCAGTAGGCCCACTGGGGGGCCGTTCTAGTGAAGGAGCAGTTAAGTGGAAATGAAACTCGTCGTTATTGGCGGCGCTCAAGTCGTGGCTATTGAGTACGAGCCCGACTTTGTCGCCATACTCCCCACAGATTTTGTCAGCGCCATGTTACTCTTGGAGCAATCCTGGATTAACGTGGGGCCTGACCACGCCCCTGTTTTCAAAACCGTGCGGGACATCGTCCTGGAGTCTATGGTTGGAGGGACCATGCAATGAAGCGCCAAGTTGATGAGCTAGTGGCACTGATCAACGAGTACGATAACGCCAAGGCGGAGCGTCTCAAGATGAAGCGCGTTTATGACGCCCTGGATTCTAAGGAAAAGGAGCTCAAGACCAAACTGATTGAAATGCTGGAAACACGCGGCCTGACCGCCGCCGGTGGTAGCGTGCTGAAGGTTACCCTGAGACAGGAGTACGAACCGACGGCAACGACCTGGTCCAAGGTGTTCGTCTTCATAAAGAAGAACGACGCCTTTGACCTTCTTCAGAGAAGGCTTAACGCGGCTGCCGTTAAGGAGCGGTGGAACGACAATATCGCCATCCCTGGGATTGAGAAATATCCCGTACTTAAACTGAGTGAAAGTAGGAGTAGCTAATCATGGGTTTCAAAAGTCAACAACCTGTTGCGAAGCCTGCGCCCCGGCAAGACCTGGCTGTGCGGCACGCATCCCAACTGAACCTGTCTAAGGACGTCATCGCCGAACTGGCAGAGGAGGCGAAGAATGAGCAGGCTAAGGAGCGACCTCAGCTTACCCGCCTCTCCACCAGAGGGGGAATACTTTCTTACATGGACCAGGCATTACCTGGGAATAAGATTAACGTGGCGATTCTATTCAGTGCTTATATCAACACCTACTACGTGGATGCGTTTGACCCGGATGTGCCTGCGAATCCGTATTGCTTCGCCCTTGGAACGAATGACGATATGGTGCCCCACGAAGCGGTGGCGGATAAGCAGGCGGAAACTTGCGGTGAGTGTGAACATCATGCCTGGGGGAGCGATCCTAACGGTGGCCGAGGGAAAGCCTGCAAAGAAAAGCGTCGTCTTATTGTAGTCCATGAGGACGAATTGAAAGATGTGGCCAAGGCTGAGTTGGCTGTGCTGGAGCTCCCCGTGACTAGCGTGAAGAACTGGAGCTCGTATGTCAACGGACTGGCGGCGAGTACAGGTCTACCCCCGTATGCGATTATTACGGAGGTTGGCATTGTGCCAGATCGCAAGAGCCAATTCAAGATTGAGTTCACACCCCTCCATGCTATTGAGGATGGAGAGATTATTCTGGCATTGCGCAAACGGCGAGTAGAGGCGGAGCGCATGGCGCTTGTTCCTTTTGACACCTACCAGCAGCCTGAGCAGAAGGCCCCGCCACCTGCGAAGAAGAAGGCGAAGTTCTAGGAGGTAATTGTGATCACGATTGACTTTGAAAGCGAAGGCATAAACGGCAACGTGATCACGCACCCCCCGCTGAGTGTTGGGGTGTCCATCAAGTATGACGACCAGCCAAGTCGGTACTATGCTTATGGGCACCCTACAGAAAACAACTGCACGCGGGAAGCTGCGTATCGCAAACTCAAGGAAGTCTTTAATAGAGGAGATGAGTTTCTATTCCACAACGTCGGCTTTGACATGTCCATTACGCGAAAGGAGTTGGGCATAGACCCGCGCCAGTTTGAACCCACCCGTATTCACGATACGCGGTATATGATCTTCCTGAAGGAGCCCTATGCCACTTCGTTCAGTCTCAAACCCAGTGCGGAGAGGATTCTACATTTACCGCCTGAGGAACAAGACGAGCTCAAAGACTGGATACTTCGTAACGTGGCCGAGGCCAGGAAGAAGCCCAAAGATTGGGCAGCCTGGATTTGCCGCGCGCCAGGCAATCTTGTGGGAAAATACGCAAAGGGTGATACCGATAGAACCTGGGCGCTGTACGACTACCTGTATCCGGACATTCTCAGAGACCAGATGCTGGCGGCGTACCGACGTGAGCAGTTGCTGTTTCCCATATTGTATGAAGCAACTCTCAGAGGAACCCGGCTCAATGTTGAAGCTCTGGAGAAAGCGACACGTGGGTATGACAAGACGCTTCTCCGCATTGACGACCATATACGGAAGATCCTTAACGCGCCTAACCTCAATATTGACGGGGATGCGCTGGCGGATGCCCTGGACCGCGCTGGAAAGGTAAACGGGTGGATCCAGACTCCGGGTGGTAAGCGGAGTACGAGCAGGCCCAACCTGCTCAAGGTGATTACAGACCATGAATTGTATGCCCTCCTGTCCTACCGGGCGGCGCTGCATACGTGCCTGACCACCTTTGCCCACCCCTGGCTGGCGCTGGCGCAGGAGGATGGGCGTTTACACCCGAATTGGAATCAGATTAGGGGCAATTCTAGCTCTAAGGACATGTCTGGGGCGCGAACTGGGCGCATGTCGTGCCAGGAACCCAACTTCACCAACATAAGCACCGAGTTTGAGATGATTACGGTGCCTCCTGGATACCCAGAGTTGCCCCGTATGCGACGATTCATACTCCCAGAGGAGGGGCATGTGTGGATTAAGCGTGATTTCAGCGCCCAGGAGATGCGAATCATGGCGCATTTCGCTGAGGGAACGCTGGCGGCACGCTGGAATGAGGACCCAGACCTTGATCCACATCAAATGGTCAGCGAAGAACTCAATTCTGTGCTTGGAATCAGCCTGCCACGGAAGCCTGTGAAGGTAATCGGGTTCGGCATCATGTATGGTAGGGGAAATCCGGCATTATCGGCTGCTCTAGGGGTCACATACGACGAAGCCAAGGACTTTCGCAACGCATATTTCCAGATTTTGCCCGAAATTAAGGGCTTAGATAAGGATATAAAGCACCGTGGCCGCACGGGCGGCTTTATCCGCACATGGGGTGGGCGCATGTACTACGTGGAGCCCCCGAAGGAGAAGATAAAGGATGGTCAGTTCGTTGGCTGGCAGACTTTTGAGTATAAGTTATTGAATTATCTGATCCAAGGAAGTGCAGCGGATCAAACGAAGCAGAGTATTATCACGTGGAATAAGAAGCGTGCCCCGGATGACACATTCCACGCGGCAGTGCATGACGAGATCAATATAAGTGCGCCCGAAGAGGACGCCGCCAATGCAATGGAGCGGTTGCGCAAGGCGATGGACAGAAAACGCTTTGACGTGCCGTTTAGGAGCGAGGGATACTGGGGTTGGAACTGGAACGACTTGGAGAAATATGATGAGTGATGCAATGCAACGAGATATGGACGAAATGGATGCGCAGACTGGCATGGCTGCGAGTATGCGGGCGGAGGATGTCTTTGATAAAGGGCCTCCGAAGGGCAATGGTGAAGATAAGCAGCAGCCTCAGCTTTGCATGATAACGCAGGAGGGCTCTGTCTTGCTCTTAGCAGATAACGGCCAGATGACGCCGGTGACCCAGGCGCTCAAGGGCATTTGCCGCCAGGGTGCGCTGCACCAGTTTATGGACGCCGTGATCGCGGCGGCTACGAGGGTTTGATATGATTAAGCACTCCTTCTCAAAGTGGGAGTGCCACCACCAATGTCCGTTCCAGTACAAGTGCAGATATGTTGATAATCTGCCAAGTATACAGAATGCGAAGGCGGCGCGTGGCGTAGATATTCACGCTAGTGCGGAGGTATACATCAAAACGCCGGATGGGTTCAAGACGGACCTGACATGGCTGAAGGATAAGTCAATTATACCAGTATTAGACGCTTATAGGTTCCACCCAAATGGAATGCGACACTGCGAGTACAAATTCGCGCTTGATGAAGAGTGGTACTGCTGTTCATGGAAGAGTCAGCACGCTCGTGTTAGGCTCGTGTTTGATGCGGCCCGGTTTAAGGACGACACTGCGTACATCGCAGAGTGGAAGTCCGGTAAGCCCAAAGATACTCACGAGCAACAGCGGGAGATGTACGCCCTCGGTGCGCTGAAGCTGTGGGACCCTCGGAAAAAGGCGGTGGTGACGACCTACTACTTTGATGGAACGGAGGAACCACAGCGCCTGACTGTGAAGCCAGGGGATTTACAGATGTTGATTGACAAGTGGGAAAGGAGGTTTGAGACGATAGAGAAAGATCGCATGTGGGCGCCCCGTCCGGGCTTCTACTGCAAGTGGTGTTCTTACTCTAAGACAGCAGGTGGTCCATGCAAGTTTGGAGGTTAGAGAAGAAGCTAGAAAAGGAGATATGCGAGTATGCGGACGCTATGGGCTTGTTGCATATCAAGATGAATCTGTGGGGGAATAACGGTTGGCCCGACCGTTGTTTCTTCCCGAAAGGACACAATGCGTTCTTCATAGAGTTCAAGCGTAGTGAGAATGACGAGCCAAGAAAACTCCAAGTTTATCGGCATCAGGAACTAGTTAAGCGAGGATATCATGTCTACACTTGTTATTCCGCGGGTCAGGCAATCAAGGTTATTCACTCCGAGGCCATATCAGAAACGCAGTATTAGGAAGGGAATCTCGCAGGCGTGCGCCGGGTTTTTGCTGCGCCCCGGTGCGGGTAAGACGGCGATAATTTTGAGCATCTATGCCATTCTGCGAAACAAGGAGTTTTTAGATCGCATGTTGGTCATCGCACCCAAGACGGCAGCCTTGGATACGTGGCCAGAGGAACCCTTGGTCTGGGAGCAGTTTTGCGATCTAAAGGTTCACATCATGCAGGGCGAGGGTAGGAACAATGTGCCCAATGATGCTGACATCTATGTGGTCAATTATGATAATCTAGAGTGGCTAGTTAAGTCAGGTTTCCTGGACTGGTTCAAAGGCCAGATGCTCTGTATAGATGAGAGCACCAGGATTAAGAACTCCAACACTAAGCGGTTCAAGATTATCAAGCAGATGCTGCATATCTTCTCCCGCCGGTACATCCTTACAGGGACTGTCCGTCCCAATGGCCTCCTAGATCTCTTTGGTCAAATCTACGCCCTGGACGAGGGGGCGTCGCTGGGCCGGTACATCACCCACTATCGCACCATGTACTTCTATCCTAGTGGATATGGGGGCTACACTTGGATGCCTCAGCCGGACGCGGAGCTGCGCATAGGGGAGAAGATCGCCCCACTGGTAGAGGTCATAGAAGACTCTGATATTGAGGACATGCCAGCCCTGATTACGAAGACGACTTATGTGACTCTGCCACCCAAGGTGATGGACGTGTACAAGGAGATGGAAGATGAGCTCATTACACAAATCCAAGATGAGGCTGTCGTTGCGGCGAACGCAGCAGTTGCGTCAGGTAAATGCCGTCAGATTTGTGCGGGTGCGCTTTACCTCAAAGCGGCGAATCTTTCAGCCAGCTGGAAGAGGACTAAAGACTATGCAATCTTACACACGGAGAAGATTGATGCTTTGAATGAACTCTTAGAAGATCTCAATGGTGACCCACTGTTCATTCTTTATGAGTTTGAATTTGAGCGGGAGCTGATGATGCAAAACCTGAAGGGTGCAGGCGGCTGCATCAGCGGCGTAAGCGATAAGAAGGCGCAGGCGTACATCCGCCAGTTTAAGGATGGGAACTTGCCATGGCTGATCGGCCAGTTTCAGTCGGCATCGCTGAGCCTCAACCTCCAGTTTAATTGTTCCAACGTAGCGATGCCCAGTGTGACGTGGAACCAGGAGTATTTTGATCAGGGAATACAGCGGGTACGAAGACCCGGTAATCAAAAGAGCAGCGTGACCGTGCATTACATAGTCGCCAGAAATACCATAGATGAGCGAGTGGTGCGAGTGGTTAATGGAAAAGACTTTAGCCAGCGTTCGTTCATGAATATGTTAAAAGGGCTTGCATATTGAAAATTTCGCGCTATACTTGTAGGTAGGAGCAGTTACCCCCCTTGCACGGAAGGTCAGCCCCTTAATCGTTTGATTGGGCCGTGCCCCACCGACGAATTTTTGGAGATCTTTAACATGGCAACGAAGCAGAAAGCAGCGCCAGCCAAGGCGCTCCCGAAGAAGACTCAGGTAGTGGAGGAAGTTGATGACGATATTGAGGAGGTAGTAGAAATTGTGAAGCCTCCCAAAAGACCCGCAGCGCCCGCTGCGCTTCCTCCCACTGGGAAGGCCAATCAAAAGGCTAAGGCGAAAGTAGTGGAAGAGCCCGAGGAGGACGAGCCTGAGGTTCCCAAGGCCACGCGGCAACGCGGCCCGGCTGGGGTGGAGCCTACAGCCAAGATTGAGGTGATGGTGGATGAAAATCCTAAGCGCCAGGGCAGCAAGTCGCACGCGCGCTTTGAGCTGTACCGCGAAGCGGAGACAGTGCAGGACTTCATCAATATGGGTGGGCTAACCGCCGACCTGATATACGATGTGCAGCATGAATTCATTACCATTGAAGGATATGAGGCACCCCCGTTGAAGCCTAAGACGAAGAAGGCTAAGGTAGAGGAACCTGCGCCGGTGGCGAAGAAGGGCGCCAAGAAGAAGGTGGCGAAGGTCGCCGATCCCGAGGAGGAAGATGAGGATGATGAAGAAGAAGCGTAACACTTAAGATAGGGGGGCCAGTGGCCCCCTTATATCGTTTAGGAGCAGTGAACATGG